AGTAGATTGCATGGATGCTAAATGCGAAACACCGAAGTGTGTCTACATGGAGGAACTGCAGCGCAGGGTTCTTGGAAGCATATGTAAGTGTGATCCTTCAGAGAGAGGCCACGGCAGCTGTTGTGAACAGTATAAGCTCCAGAGTGATACTTATATGCAGTTCATCAAGGTTGAGCAAGCTAAAGATGCCGAGATGCGTCAAGCCACCAAGTATACGTCGCCAGAATTGGCTGCGATAACTGCGGGTTCTTTTTGCCGTAACCATCCGGTTCTGAAGACTGTAGTTATGGTACTTGGCACTGTCGCCGCTGTCGCAGCCGGTTTTAAAATAGCCCTGGCCGCAATTAAAGTAGTTACTAATTTGTTTGGCGGGCCTGGCAAGACCGAAGCCAAAGAAGCTGTCGCAGAAGTCGTAGTTCCCGTTGTCGAGACAGTCTCTGTAGATAGTCAGAGCAATTACGACAAGGTACGTGATAGGGATGAAGATGAAGCGAGGGTCTACGATTGGTATGACTACGGCGCTGATGAAGTGACGGCTAGACCAGTCGAACGAGGACCTGGTCGTCGTGTTAGGATTAGAGTCCAGTCTGACGATGAGAAGTTCGAGAAGCGGATGGCTCAGTATGGCACGATCCAGGCTAGAGTAACTAAGAACATGGCAGAGATTTACCTTAACGGTCGAAAGATAGGTTTTGGGATCTTTGTGAGGAATGGTAAGTTACTGATGCCTTACCATTTTATCGCCAGAGAGATTGAGACTGGCCCCGGTAACGCGCAGATCAGAGTAGTCAGAGCTGGCGAAACCAAAGACGTATGCGTGTCTAAAGCCAATCTACGCACGTTAGCCAAAGAGGATGGCTACACTCATGATATGTGTTGCCTAGATATCGAGATGGCCACTACTGTTCGTGGAATAGATAGCTATTTTCTTCCAGAGGAAGTAATCAGGCGTAATTACGAACTCATCCAGGAAGCCGAACTGGTTGGCACGGCTAATGTCAACAAAGCAGGCAACGGACGTCTATCTTTGGAGAAAACGTCGTATACTGCCAAAGGCAACCAGAGTCTTTTTGTTGCTAGCAAGTATAAATACCTGCCTCAGATAGCTGGTGACTGTGGACGTGCTCTAATGGCCCCCAGTGTGCAAGGCGTTTTGGGCTTTCACGTCTATATGTCTAGTGCGGGTTTAGACCAGCACGGAGCAGCAGCGCTGTTGTCCCGTGAATGCGTGAGCAGGCTAGTGGGCGAAGTCGAGATTGAACCCCAGGCCATAATTAACGCAGTTAGCGATGAATATGTTTTCCTTGGAGAGAATGGCGCGCTGGTTTGCATCGGTAAGGTTGATGCCCCGATGACAGCGCCTATGAAGTCTAGGCTTGTTGATTCAGTTTTCCGTTCAGAAGACTGGTGTTTACCGACCAAGTTTCCCGCCGTCCTAGGACCCGACCATCCGACTAATCCCGGTC